TGAACACTTTGCTCGATGTGAACTTGAGAAATTCAAATTCAAAGATCCTTCTCAGATTTGTGCGTGTGGAATCCCAAAAATTCTTCACTATGAATCTGGAGGTTGGAAAGCTTTGAGTCATGTTTGCGTTGGTTTAGATTTGCCTGTTCCAAAAGTTAAGCCTGAAGTTGTGGTTGATCCAAATGTTATTGATCTTCGAGAAGCCTCTCAAGACACTAGCCTGCTGTCAGCTCCCGCTATGACTGTTAACTTTTGGTTTGGTTTTGTTTGTTGCTTTTCACTCTGGTGGATGTTTGTCATTAAATGGCAGGACATCATCGATTGGATTGCTGAACAATATGCAGATCGTGTGACCCTCAAACTTTTGGAGTCTCCTTGGTTTGACCGGTACTTAGCTTTGAGAGCTAGGTATGATTCGATGACGCCCCATGTGATTGAAGTTGCTAGAGTTCACAAGTTTTTCCTTAGGCTCAAACGCTTTTGCAAGACTTACTCAAAGCAAATTGCTGTCATTCTTGGAGGATCTATCGGTGCTGTTCTTTACCAGATGACGAAGAAACCCAAGAGCTCGCTTCTTGGTAATGCCATTTTCGAACATCAAGTCGATCCAGCGTCTATCCAGACCGTTGTCGAACATCGTGAGATGGCGTTTGCTCCAGACGTTAGACGCCAGTGGGGTAAAAGCGAGGGTGATATAAACACCATAAAAATCCTTACTCTTGGAGTTGGTCATGCTGATCTGATTAAAAAGATTCAAGCTAACCTTTTTCATGGTAAGTTGTGGGTTGAAGGTGATTCTAAGCCTGTTATTGTGCTCGTTATGAGTCCTGATTTCATTTGTTTTAATAGACATTTCATTTACAAGAAGACTGGTGAAGTTTGGAAGAATGAGTACTATGATAGGTTTGATTTACAAATTGGTGACATACGTGTTGCTTATGAGTTTAAGGATCTCTTTCTTCCTAAAGGAAGCGAAGTTGGTTTCTTGAAGAATCACTTTAAACCTCATTGTGCTCCATTACACAAGTTCCTTGTCGAATCTGTTAGTGGTGCCGTTGATGTTACTGTGATTAGTCCTGATTCTTGCTATTCTGTTCCTGCCTTTAAGGCTCCCTTCTTTGACCCTCTTGGTGGAGTTGATCCTGAATCGACTTATTCTTGGAGTGCAGAGGCTAGACCTGGAGTCTGTGGTTCTGTGGTCATTGGTGTGGCCAAAGGTGGATGTTTCTTGCTCGGAATTGTCTCGTACGGTTCAGAACGATTAAACCGAGTTGGTTGCGCTCCTATGTTGAAAGAGATGTATGAGGCTGGGTGTAAAAGTTATCCTTACCCGATAATTGATACACACTTGTTAAATTTTCCTTTTTCGACTCGTGAGTTGTCTCCAAATTCTGAGTTTAGAAATGTCAGAAGTGATAATTTGTTGCCCCTTGGTACGCTGCCTGGTTCTACTTCGAGTTTTCATTCAAAGATCGTGCGCTCTCCTGTGTATGATGACTTTGTTGGGAATTTGTCGAAACCTTATGCTGCCCCCCAAAAGCTTCGAGGTCTTACAGACCAAGGAGTTTGGGCTTCGAATGTTACTCAGACCTTTGTTGGAATACATAACAACAATCTCTCGCTTGACTCAGTCCGTATGCGTGCTATGACTTCTTACTTGAACGATGTGCTTCCCCCTAGCAATTTTACAACTAAGACGATTCAGCTTGCACCTCTCACACTTGGTGAAGCGATCTTTGGTCGAGAGTCTGTCGGAATTTCTAGAGTTGAGTTTAAAACCTCCGTTGGTAAAACGTTAAGGGATGCTCTTCATGCGAGAAATAAGTATGATTTGTTCGATGAAGTTGATGGATTTTTCTACTTTAATCCTGTTGCAAAACGGAAAGTGGATGAATTGATTGATAATTTGGATAAGCATATTGTTCCGGCAGTTGTTGTTGAGTTTTCTCCGAAAGATGAGGTCAGACCTGTTGAGAAATTGAGTGTGTTCAAGACGCGTTTGTTCAGTGTTGCTGATTTTTCTTACAACATTGTCATGCGTATGTTCCTCATGCCTTTGATCACTTATATGCTGTCCACTCCACTAACCAGTGAGTGTTATGGTACTATAAATGCCGGATCGAAGCAATGGAACGATCTTGGAAATCATGTTTTTATATGTAGTGATGGCTCCGAGGCCGAATGTATAGACATGGATTTCAAGAGTTTTGATGCTAGTCACGATATGAAGATGATCCAACTTGTGGCGATTTTCTTCTACCTTCTTGCCATTAGATGTCATTATGGCCAGAAGGCCGCCGACAAAGTGTATCTTCTCATTTCTGCTCTTAAAGTTCAGGAATTGTACTATTTGTTGGATGTCATTCTCAAGATTAAAGGTCTTCCAAGTGGCGTCATTGTGACTCTTATTCTCAATTCGATTGTGAATAGCACTTTGATGCGTATGGCGTGGATTGAACTTGTTCCTGACATTCCTGTTAGTCAGTTTCAAAAGTATGTCCATGCTGCCACCACTGGTGATGATAACGCTTGCGGAGTTCATCCCATCGTTATTGCTCGTTTTAATTTTGCGACTATTAAAGTCAAATATAACGAGTGGGGTTACGACGTGACTCCAGCCAACAAGTCTTCTTCGAACACTGCTACTGTTCCTAAAGATGAATTGGTCTATCTCAAACGTCGATTTGTTAAGTGGGACGATGGCTTCTATAGAGCTCCTCTTGAACGAGACTCTATTTGGAAGTCATTGTGTTTTGAACGCCTTGACCAAGGTACCACTTCAACTCAAAGGTTGCTCGACACTTCTAAAGGGTGTCAACGAGAAGCTTACCTTCATGGTAGAGAGTTTTTCGAAGATGTCCAGAGTCAGTTGTTGACGAGCTTCAGACGTATTCGTTTGGATGGTGCTCTTTCACTCTTCAAGTTTGAAGATATTGATCAAGAGTTCCACAACGGAACGTTTAAAACCTTTGCGTGTTAGAGCTTAGGCTCGAAAGTGTAATATAATGTGTTTTTGTGTTGTGTTTGTAATATAGTGCGTTTTTTGTCGTGTTGTGTGGGTCCGCTACATGCACCTTATGACTTCTTCCGTGGGAAGTCGATTAAGTAGCACACGGAAAACCTGGGAGAGCGAACCCAATTTAAGCATCCTCAATACAGTTATGCACGACGCATGAGATGATTAGTCATAAATCTTGTGTTTTAAGTCACCCTGCTGATATTGTCTGTTGACCCCAATCGAAAGAGCTGAGGCGCTCTTTTCCCTTATCTATTGCCTTGCTGAATTTAATATGAACGAATCCTCCATTACCAGTCAAACTCTAGGTGACAATGCTGACCTCTTTGTTGATGAAATCAACAAGTCCATTGCTCCAGATGTTCGACCAGCTCCTGCTAATTCAATTGCTTCCAGATTTGAGAATTACTTAGATCATCCTGTTTTTCTTAATCATCTAACTTGGAGTAATACTACTGCATACTCTCTTGTCACTAAAGACTTGGTTGCTTACTATTACGCCAATATGCCTACTACCATGGCGAATAAACTTGCTAACTTTATGTATTTTCGAGCCAAAATCAAAATACAGATTGTTGTGCAAGGTAATCCTGCCGCTGGTGGTCAGATGACTTACGCCTTTACTCCTAGGGTTTATACTCCGATGTATGGTACTGTTACTCACGTTCCTGTTTCTGCCCAAACAGTGAATATGAAAATAGTTCCGCACATAGAAATTGACCCTTCTAAAACTGCCACTTATGAGCTTATATTACCCATGGTTTCTCCTACTGGGTGGTATTCGTTTTCTAGTGCGTATAATCACGGTTCTTACATGTTCGAACAAATGCCTTATGCTCCCATTACTAGTGGTACTGCTACCGCTTGTACTGCAGACATTTGTACATATGTCTCGTTTGTTGAACCTGAATTTCAGGGAATGACTGTTCTTCTGTCTTCCCCTTTTGAGAGCGAAAAGAAACTTGGTGGTTCGTATTCTGCACTGGCTAAGTCTATTTCCAGTACAGCTATGCAAGCTGCTAAAACCTTTCCAGTGGTTGCTCCTACTCTTACCCTTTTCTCCAGTGTTACTGGAGCTTTGGGAAGTGTTCTTTCCTGGTTTGGTTTCTCAAAGCCTCCTGCTATTGAGAATCAAGTTTTTGTCACTAATCGGAATTGTGACAATTACTCCCAATGTGATGGCAAGTCTACCTCCATCGTACTCGGGTCTTCACAGACCCAGTCTCTTGGAATTTCTCCTAGCTATCAATGGAACTCTTGACGAGATGTCTATTGCTCATATTTGCTCCATTCCTGGACTTATACGAACAAATGTTACCATCCCCCCGTCAGTTGGTGCGAACACGCTTCTTCGTACGGATCGTGTCACTCCTATGGGTTTTCTTGGCAATGCTCCTTCACACCCTACGCCGTTAGGTGGTGTTGCTACTGCTTTTAACTATTGGTGCGGTGATTTAACTTACAGGTATGAATTTATCTGTTCAGTTTTTCATCGTGCCACATTTGTTATTGCTTACGATCCCTCTCCGACGGCTGCCAATCCTGCTAGTCTTCAAGTTGCTATTCAACCCTCAGAAACGTTACCGTTAATGTTTCTGGTAATACAGTTGTTGATTTTCGTATACCTTGGACTCAGCCCATGCCTATGTTGGCTTTGGACAATTCCAATTCCACTATTAGTGCGACCACTTGTAATGGCAAAGTTTATCTCTATCTTCTGAATCCTGTTCAAACAAATGGTTCTACCGATGGAATTTATTTGAACATCTATCATTTCTCTGATAATGTCAAATTTTCCGTTCCTAATAATTATCGACTTTTCAATAAAGTCATGGTTACTGAACTTTTGTCTGCTCCATTCGATTCACAGATGGCTCCTGCTAAAACTGCCATAGATGTTGGTAGAACTGATCTTTCTTTACTCAATGCACGAGTTTTTGGTGATTCCCCTGACTCTATTAAGTCAATTATGTCTCGCATGTGCAACTTTTTTGCATATGATGCAACGAACATTACATCGACTCATGGTGTCAGTATCACTACTATGAATTATCCGCTTCCTCCAACTTCTCTACCTTCTTCTGGTTACACCTATCTTCCAACGAATATGACTTTTGTTGCTTGGTTCACTTTTGCGTATTTGGGACATAGAGGTTCTTTGAGATTGAGTCATGGTTCATTCTTGAACAATTCTATCTCATCTAACACTTCGATTACTGCTGGTGTTGCACACTACAGTGACAACACAGCCGGCTCTTCAGCCCCTATCGGAGTTTCTACTTCAGTCCTTACTGCGTTCATGTTTGAATCCAATACAACTGCTTATGCATGGACGCAACCTAATCTTTCTATTTCATCTCGGACGGATAGTGTTGTTCCCATGCTTTCACCTTTGGATTTCATCCCTCGAGCTTTCTACTCTACTATGAGTGATCAGACTACCTACTTTTTCACTCCTAATTCGG